GGATTGATAACAAATTTAGTTGTTGGTGTCCAATATTGTTGTGGTAAAGCATAGATGAAATTAACGATGTCTTTATAAGAAACATTGTTGAATAAACCTACACCATTACCAGCGCCAGCAGTTGAAGAACCATTAGGAATTAATTGGTCATAAGTAGCGATTGTGTGTAAGCCGCTTGATGAGCCTGTTCCTGAAGTTCCGAATGCCGCAGTTGTTGTTTGACCGCCAGCATAAGTAGCCGCCGCACCAGCATATTGATTAAGACCGCGTAAGCCGTCAGAACCACCATAAGGTGTTGTGTTATCAACAACTGAAACTGCAACTTGGTCATTATTTTGAATCATTGAGAGAGCTTCTTGTTGTGAAAATTCTAACAACATATCTGCTACAACATTTGATTCTAAACCATCGATATCATCAAGAGCCGCAGTTCTGATTGGAAATTGAACATTCAAATCTTGCAATGTTAATTGCCAAATATTTGTATCCAAGCTATTTGGGTTTGGATGTGGTGATGAAGTATTGTTATTAATACCATAACCCCACCAGCTACCTGTATTGCCTGTTTTAGCGCGGAATTGATAAGTAGCGCCATCAGTTGCAACAGAACGAGATACGCCACGAAGTGGGTTAGCAAGTCTTAATGCAAAGAATACAGGATCATAAGCAGTTCTACCGCCCACGCCTGCACCGCCACCGATACCTGCTGGATTACCAATTGCTGAAGCTTCTTTCATGTAAGCATCATATTGACCAGCATCTTCAAACATTTTTAATTCTTTTTCTACTTTAGCACCGCTATCGTAAAAGCCTTTTAATTGTTCTTTAACAGAACGATTAACTTCTTGAGCGATAGTTTTGTAAGTTTTGATGATTGGTGCAGATTCTTTAACTGAAGCTACTTTAGCTTCAAGAGCCGCAACCTTTTCTTCAAAAGTTGCTACTGTTTCAGCAAGTTTAGCATCAACTGAAGAAGTTACTTCTTCAACTTTAGCTAAATTAGCCGCTTCAATAGCATCTAATTTTTCCATGATTTTTTCTGACATGATTTATCCTTTAAGACGATTATTTAAAATTTTAAGCAATTCTCTTTCCGCAAAAGCGTCAAGAATTTTTTGCTCATCAACCACCGCATCAGCATCACTCTGAATAGGTGCTTTTTCATCAATGATTGTAGGCTCATCACGAGTTTCTATAATCTTTTTGAAAATTGAAGATGCGGTGGTCGCATCTTTTCTTGAAAGTTTTGCATCACGCAATGCTTTCTCGATTAGTTTTAAGTCTAAAGAACCATCAGCTCTAAAGCACTCTAATTTCGAGATATTGCATTCTAAATTGTTGGGTTGCATAACAATTGATACTTCTCTTAAACCGCCTTTTTTAATTTGGAAATATCCATCTTCATCAGCGCCTACTTCCATACCTTCTTCATCAACCATTGAATATTCGTCAGCATAAGCACCAACAGATACACCGCCAACCATAGCTGGGCTTTCTTTCATAATAGTATATAAGTCTTTACCAGCCGTTGTATTAGTAAATAAACGACCTTTTGCATCCATGCCTTCATCAGTAAATGTAAATTCTTGCCATTCGCCTACAGGCATTGACATATCGTTATGTTGGAAATACATTGGAAGTGGTTTACCTGATTTTGAAAATTCATCAGCCCATTGTGCAAAACCTTCAGGCTTATAATTAAATTTACGACCATCAGCGCCTTCTCTAGCACCCCAAGTCGTTACAGTAGCTTCAATCATTCCTACGCTACTTAATGCTTCATCGGCAGTTACGCCAAGAGCTACTTTTGATTCAAATAGAAACTTAATATCTTTAGTCATTTATTGGAACTCCCTTTGATTTCATCCCGTTAGTTTCAACAGGTGTAGGTTTGCGCTTTTTAGCCTGTTGGGTTAATTTATTGAGCAACTCTTTTAATGTCATTAGGCTTTACCTGCCTGACCTGTTTTGCCAACGCTATTAGTATTGCCACCGCCACCTGTATCAGTTGGTGAAGTGCCACTAATAGGTCGAGCTTGTTTTGATGTATCTTTTAATTCGTCTGCGCCTGGCATATTTTGTTTGCCTAGATATTCTCGCGCTTCATTAGGTGTCATTATACCAGCATTTACACCCGCTACAGAATAATTCATCTGATCTAGTGGTGCGCCTTTTAAGAAATCTTGTGTTTGGAATTCAATACAAAGATTTGGATAGCCAGCAAGCAATGAAGTTTTAAATTTTTGTTGAATGTTAGTAATAATAGGCAACATAGTTGATTTGTAGAATTCATCAAGCATTGTTTGAGTATTGTTATACTTGCCTTCTTCAATTCCGATCATTGTTGGCGGAACACCAAATAAACCACAAATTCTTTTCATTGTTTGTTGTTTCAATGCTCTTGCATCCGCATCTTGAAGGGTTAGCATATTAAGTGGCATATATTTCATGCCATTATCTAACAACATACCTTGACCTGGTTTAGATAAATCAGTTGATCTTGATCCTGTTAAAGATGTCCAAGCTTCTTTTAATCTTGCGGCAATCTCTTTAAATTTAGCATCAGGAATAACTTGATCTGTAACAAACATGCCTGAAGGTTTAGCACCATTAAGCATAATAAAGTTAGCATAAAGATCAATATCTTGATCTAGTGATACTAATTCAGTTGCTAGGATACCTTTATTGAAACCAGCGCTACCTTGCCAAGCCATTTCACTTGCATGAATAACTTGGAAATATTCTAATGGCTCATCCTTGTTAAAACCATAAGTGCTAGTCGATAATCTATAAGTAGGATAACGAGTAGGAGTGATTTGAGCGGTTATTAAGGTTGAATCTAATAGATACATTTCCATAGGAGTTAGCGTAGAGTTTGTTTGCTCTTTGCGCCATAAAGCGGTAAAAGTTTCACCTGATAGGTCATACCACATACTCCATTGATACCAAAACTCGTATGATGATTGATAGTTATTAGGATTGTTTAATAAGTTATATACTGCTTTAGCTTTAGCTTTATCGCGAGTTGAAACATTAGGATCAGTTATTGCATCAACCATTTTGCCATTAGCATCATAAGCCATGATCTTAATAGGTAGTTGAGCTAATGCTCTTGCTTTAGCATTCACACAAGCCATAACAGTAGAGTTACGGGATAGTGTGGACATATCTAATGTCCTGCCTGCGGTATTTGTAGAGCTTGTTGTTACATATAATAATTGATTGTTTGACTGATAACCTTGACCTTGAACATTGCGTAAGATGTTGTTACCAAGAGCAGTTTGACCAAAAAGAGTATTACTTTCTTGCGCGTTTTGATTAGGTTTTCTTTTGAATATATCTAGTATAGCCATGTTTTTCCTTTATATGCTTCTAAATCCAAATGATGTAGAAACTAATGGATGATCTAATGAGCAATGCATCGCAATAATGAGTGCTATTATACCATCTACCTTTGCTGACTTATCTGCTTCATTCTTCCGAATCTTAATATTGCCATTGACATCGGTGTAAACTTCACAGTTACCTAATTGCCAACCCACGAATGGATTGCCATTGTGTTTAATAGCATTTTGCATGATGAGTTTTTCAACATGCTTGGATGGGTTATTTAAAACCGCCATGCCTTGTCCAACTTTTTTAACAGGGATGCTATTATCGTGTAGTCGAGCAACTAAAGAAGCCGCATTGTAAGCGTCATAACCTACTTCTTTAACATTGTATAAAGTAGCTTGTTGTTTTATATATTCAGAAATCTCGCGATCATCCATAACATTGCCTTCTGTGATATGCAATATTTTAGATTGAACGGCTTGGTCAAATATACCACGATAATGAGTTGGAATCAAGGATAACGCTTCTTCAGGCAAAAAGAATTTGAATTCAGCATAATAATCTTCGGAAGCATATCGTTTTAAAGTGCAAACTGCATTTAAGTCGCGAGTTGCCGCCAAGTCAAATCCAATAAACACTTCTTCAGGATCGCCTTTATCTTCGCCCATAGACTTATCCCAATAGTCGCGATCAATCCATGCGGTGTTAGCGCTGACATAAACATTAAGAGTTTTGCAAAGAAATTCATTTAGTGCGGCTGGTTTTGATTTAGCTTGCTCGCATCGCTCTTTAATTGCATCTTGATATACAGAAATGCCATGCATTGGATTTGCTTTAGCCCAAGTAGTTTCATCTTTCCAATTATCTTGCGGATCAAGTCCGTATAACAAACCAAACCAATGAGGATTATCAATTGCATCGCCATTAAGCATTGTTTCAAATGCGGTTAAATCTTCAAAGAACTTTGTGTCTTTAGTAAACGATGCGGTAGTGATATAAATTCTTAATGGATTCTTTCGGGCAACCATGCCTGAAAATATAACCTCTATACTATTA